AACCAAATGCCTGACGGCGCAACGTATTCTGAATCTGGTTCATAATATCGGTGTTTGCTCCCTGCGACCCCGCCATGAACTCGTCAAAATTGATAGTCACCTCGGTCAAAAGTTGGATATATTCACCCATCCAGTGTAGCTGGTTCCAAATGTTTTGGTTCCAGCCGACCATATTATTAAGGATTTCTTGCAGCTTATTTACGATTTCATTGCTGCGATCATTCACATTATTGATACTCCAGACGATTGTCCCGTTCACGTTATTTAGCCAGTTCGCCACGTTGTTGTTGGCTGCGTCAACCGACGCTCGGGTCGCATTTTCATAGGCTGCGACGGTGGCGACGATGCCGTTCGCCGCGCCATAGATCGCCGCGACATCGCTGTTGGCGAAGACAGCCTCGTTGGCGATGATCGAGCTTGCCGCACCCCAGACCGATCCGACGACCGCATTCTCCCACCCCGCGATCGTGCCGACGATCGAGTCGGCGGCCGCGAAAATCGCCTGGATCGTGCCGGCCTGGCTGCCACCGGTAGCGCTGACGACGGCGCTAAGCCAGCCGGCGATCGTTCCGTTGATCGCGTTGTCCCATGCGACCTGGCTGTTGATGATCGCACCCGCCCAAGCGGCGATCGTCGCCAGCACATACTGGGTATTGACATCCGCGTTCGCGGCCATCGCCTGAGTGTTGGCGACCGCCGTTGCGACGCTCCGATCGGTCGTGCTCTGCGCCGTCGCGGCGAGGATCGCCGTGTGATTGTCATTGGTCGAGATCAGGGTGTTTGTATTGGCCGCGGCCTGAGTGACCAGGGTGTTCGCATTGGAGGTATTGCCATCGATGATGGCTGACGTCTGAGCCGCACCAGCCGCTTGCAGCGCCGCCGCATTGGTCGTGTTCGCGTTGATCGTGGCCACGGCATTGGTGCTATTGCTAGCGATCAGATTCGCCGCATTGGTCACGTTGTTGTCGAGCAGGGCCACGGTGCTGGTGACAATGTCGGTCCCGCTGCTGACGACCGCAGCAGTTGTCGCGGTTGCCGCCTCGACCACCGTCCCGGTGCCGGTCATCAACGTCACCGTCTGCGCGGTAAATTGCTGCGCCGTCCCGCCGACGATCGACGCCGCGCCGTCGAGGGTTGCCTGGGTGATCCCCGCGCCGGTCGTAATTGTGCTGTTGACGAGGTTGTCGTTCGCCGTATTTGCCGCGGCGATGACGCCTGCGGATGTCGAGATCGCGTTGTCGGTGATCTGCTTCGCCGTGTCGATCCCGGCGGTGATCAGCGAAATCGTGTTGTTGTTGCTGGTGGTGGTCGTGGTTGCCGTGTCATCGGTGATCGCGTTGACCACATCGGTCGTGGTCTTGTCAGGTGCCGTCGTGAGGCCAGTGCCGAGCAGCGCGGTCAACTGATCCTGCACCTGTTTAAAGATCGCCTGCCCCGGCGCGCTCGAAGCGTAATAGTCGCTGACGTTTTGCAGCAGGGTCTGCGCCGCGGTGGTAATGCCCTGGAGTGCCGTGACGTCGCCGCCCTGCGCCGCCGCTAGCATGGTGTTGTACTGCGACTGCGCGGCATCGAGCCGGGATTTGCCCGAGGTGAACACGCTGCTCTGGGTCTGAAGCTGATTAAGATAGGCTTGGATACTCGCTTGGGCTTGAAGAACTTGCGCCGCGCGCGCCGAGGCGTCCGCACCGTCATTCGTCGCCTTGACAGCCGCCTCGGCCTCGTCGACCCACGCCGCGAAAGCCGGGTTCAGTTGGGCTAGGACAGCACGGGCCGATTCCATCTGATCGTTAGTCAGCGCCATCAAAATATTCAGCGCCGCGCGATGCTCGGTTTCCTGCACCTGAGCATCCTGATCGGGGCCAAGACCAAGCGACTTGTTGGTCGCTTGGGTGGCAATTCGCGCCTTGTCGAGATCGCGAAGCTGCGCCAGGAATCCTTGGTTGGCCGCCGTGTAAGAGTCCTGTTGATTTTGATAAATCTGGGCTTGCTGGTTCTGGGCAGCGATCAATGCCTCGGACGCCAGAGCCGCATCCCGCGCCGAAGCGGCCAGCGCCGGAAGGTCATTACCAAGATCACCAAACGCAGCAATGACCGCATTAAGCTGCGTGCTGTTTAGTTGAGCAAACATCGTCTTCAAAGAAGCGTCAAATGTCTGACCCAATTTGTCGAAAACAGTAGTGCTGGCACCGATCGCCGACGCTTCGCGAGCCATCGATGCATAGTTATCGACGAGAGACTGAACACCGTTTAAGAAGTCATTTCCGGTCGCTGTATTGTAAGCCGCGTCGACCGCCTTGGCGAAATCGACATTGATCCGCTTCGTCGCCTCGGCCAACGCCGCGTTGATCGGGTCGATCGACAGCCCGTATTGCTGGGCCTGCGTGGTCAACTGAGCAAACGTATCGGTGATCTGCGACATCGCTTGTTCAAACGGCCCCGCCTGCTGGGCTCCACTCTCGATGCTTTGGAAGGCAGAGTCGGCAGCGGTTACGATGGTGTCGTAAATCTTCGAGAAATTTACAGCGGTCGTCAGTTGGGTCGTGTCTTGGATTTGGTTGATGTCGAGCGACCCGACAGCTTTTTGCAACGTCGGGCTCAAGGCGGATAGGTCACGATGCTCGAAAAGGAATTGAGCGACTTCTTGAACGACCGCACCCGCGTCCGAGCCGGTGAAACTTTTGACCCCTTCGCCCGACGCAATGTTCACCTTGATGCCATCCCGCGACCCGGCCTGCGCGATCAACGTCGCCTGGGGCAGGACCGACGCACCAAGAATCTGGGTGATGTTAGCCAACGTCGTCGAAATCGGCTGAAGGATGCCCTGCGCCGCCTGATCGTTGGCGGCCACACCGCCGCTGGTGAACGCGCCCAATTGGCCGGTCGCCAGGTTGAGTGAACCAGAACCCGCATTGTTGGCAGGCTTGGGGCCAAAAAAGCCACCGAGCAAGCCGCCGCCCGCGCCGCCGATAATGCCGCCGAGCAAGGTGCCGATACCGGGAACGATCGATCCGATGATTGCGCCCGCCAGCGCGCCGCCGGTCGAGCCGATCATGCCGCCGGTCGACTTTCCGCCGCCGATCATCGGGCCGATGAACATATTGGCGAGCGACCCCACGGTCGCCCCGGCGCCGACGCCGCCGAGGAAGCCGCCGAGCGTGGTCCCGCCGAAGAGCCCGCCCGCGACACCACTGCCAGCAATATCCGACGTGGCTCCCGTCGCCGCGTTCGTAAAAATGCCCGCCCCGGCACCGCTGCCAGGAAGCAAGCCAGAAGGGGCAAAGCCGAGCGAGGTGCCGATCGTATTGTTGACGAAGCCGCTGATGCCGCCGCTGCCGAAGAGCCCGCCGCTGCCGCCGCCGCCAAAAAGGCCCGACCCGGTATTTGCCAGCGAGCCGACGCTCGAAACGGTGCTGAGCGTGCCGGTGAGATTGCCCTCTTTGTCTCTTTGCTCCAGGGTTATCGGAGCGCCAGTGGCACCGCTAGTACCTTGGCCCCCACCACCAAGGCTACCTCCGAAGATACCGCTCAACAAACTCGCGCCGCCGCCACCGCCAAAGAACGTCCCGAAATTCGACGCCGCGCCGCCAAAGTCCAGCATCCCCAGTAGCGACCCGATGGCGGGCTTGATGACCGACATCGAAATAAGCTGCGACTCAAGCTGCACCAAGGCATCCTTGAAGATCGTGTGCCACGCAGTGATCTTCTTCCCGCTGAGTGCGTTGGAGACGTTCTGAGTAATCGCTTGATCGACGGTCTGACCGACACTGGTCAGCACATCGTTCAGTCGCTGCGCGGCGCGCTGTTGTTCGGCGAGAGCAATGTTGGACTTCCCCAAAGCATCGACGCTCGCGAGGTAATTTTTGGCCTCATCACTCGACAGGTCGACGTTCTTGCTGATCAAAAACTGCTTTGCCTGCAACAGCGAAACCTGGCGTTGGATTTCCTCACTGGTCTGGAAGGCGTACTGCGCCTCGACCTTATTAACCTCGATCTGATCCTTGTTGGAGTTGATCTGCTTTTGGAGTTCCAGCGCGGTCTGGGCTGCGTCGTTCTTCTTGATCAGCGCCAGCGTGACCGCTTCAAGCCGTTTTGCTTCCTCGATATAGGCCGCATTGCCGGTCGCCTCGGCCTTGGCGACCACGTCATGCGTGGCCGCGGTCGCCTGGTTCTGAAGCTCCATCTCATGCTGGGCCGCCGCGCCACCCTTGGTGGCTTCGGCCAGCCTTGAAGTCTCGGTGTACTGCAACTGGAGCGCCGGGATCGCCTTGGCGCTGGCGGTCAGCGCCTCGGCGGCTTGCTGAGATAGAATCCTCTGAGTCTGTTGCGCGACATCGCCGCCGTGCTCGAGCACGTCAACACGAGCCTGTTCCGCCGCCGCCGCCTTGATCCCGGCTTGTTCGCTCTCCAGATAAGCGTTCGCGACACCTTCCTGCCCCTTGATGGTAAGGTCAACCTTCTGATTGGCAGTATCGAGCGCGACATTTTGTTCTATCAGTGAATTTTTATACGCATTAAGTCCGGCAGTTTGTGCCAATTGGTCATTATGACTAGTATTAAGTTCTTGGTTATATGCAGCGTAAGCTGCGGTTCTTGCTGTGGCGATTGGGCCGCTCAGCGTTTGATTAACCGTAACATTTTGACCAAGCAACCTATTCTGCTCGGCCAAAACAGCGTCAAGAGCAGCGACAGCTTTCGGGTCTTGACCTTGAAACGGCCCACCACTCACAGACGTAGCAAGACCAATTTGCGGTGCGCCCCTAAACCCGATGTGACCAATGTCGGCTGGCGAGCTTGGGCTGATCGGCCCGCCCATCGAGCCGAACAGCGCACCGTTTTCCATGAACGGCAGAAGCTGCGGATATTTCTGTGCAATAAATGCTGCCGCGTTTTTAAACGTCTGCCCGTAAAGACCGCCAGGTGTCGTGTCGGTCCCGGTATTCGGGTATTCCTGCCCGGTCGTCGTATTGATGATCTTGTAATCGAACGCGCCGCCAGCAGCTGGATTGTGTGCCGTGCTTGCGCCAACTGAAGAATTTGACTTCTGGCGACCGATGCTGGTGATCACAATCCCGAAACCGGGCGGAAGCTGAGTGACCACATTCGACATCGTGTCGATGTAAGCCGGGGCATTTGGTGTCATAACCACACCCGGCCTGACCGAAAACTTGTTTCCAGAGAGGAGTGTCCCGTAGTCACCGCCGTAAGTCGGTGTCGTCGTTCCTAAGCCGGGTTGCGGGACACCTGTCGCGCTAGGCACCGTCCCTGTGGCTAACGGCGCACCCGCCCCTGACAGCCCGTGCGCTTCCATAAACTTGTCACTAAAAATCTGACCCTTGGTGATCAGATTGGTCAGATCAACCGCTAACTGCGTCAGGTTTTCTTGTGCCAGCTTAAACGCGCCGCCCTTAGCAAGAGCATCGAGAAGACCGTTCCACGCCGAACGGAACTTCTCAGCCGCTTTGGTCGATTCATCGGTATTGGCGGCGAAACCTTTCGACGTGTCTCTAATATCCCTAAAGACGCGATTCAGCGCGTCACCACCCCTGCCCTCCTGGGCCATAGTGAGCACAAGCCCTGCTTCCGCCTTGTCGATCGCGTGGATATTGAAGGCAAAGTCGACCATCGTCTGAATGCCGCCATCCATAGCGGCCTGAAAATCCTTCATGCCCTGCGCCACGTCGACATTGCGAAGCCTGGAAGTGGCAATCGCGACATCGGTGATCTCTTTGGCGAAGGCAGGATCAATCTTTGTGTTACGAGCAAGGTCAGCGACAAACTTATTGGCATCCTCTGCCGCTACACCGACGTTCCGCAACGCCAACGCAGCATCTTCCATCCCCTTGATGGTCTTGCTCGAATCGTCGCCGATCGTGCCGAGCGCGTTGTTGAACTGCTTGATGGTCGATGTATTGGCGGCGGCCCGTGCCAAGACAACCGCGAACCCGACAGCAAGAGCCGCCAGCGCCGTCACCGCGAGGGTGGTCGGCGTGATCATCCCCGCGATAGCTTCCTTGACGCCCTTCAGAACCGGCCCGACGCCGCCGCCTTGGGCAAATGCCTGGATGACCTGGCCGCCCTGCTGAACGAGGATCGTGAACGGGCTTTGCCCGCTGAGCAGCCCGCTCGCGATGTCGTTAAGCTGGAACCCCATGTTGGTAACGGCAGCATTTAGCTGCCCGGTTGTTTGGGTCGCTTTGCCCTGTATGTTACTGGTGTGATCCAAGTTGCTGCTGACACTTTTTAGCGCAGAGTCATATCTCTGCGTTTCGATCAACAGCGCCGCCTCATGCTCTTCTTGGGTTTTAAAGACGGTATTGCCCAAAGCAGCGGCTTTGGCGATCGCAGCTAGTTCCGCTTCGTGCTGCTTTTCGAGCGCAACCAGCGGCACATACTTCAAACGAAGCCCGTCGACCTCCTTCTCGTAAGCCTTAAGCTGATCGACGAATTCCGCATAGGAGGGAGGGACAGCATCTTTCGCGGCTCTCGCTGCATTGCCAGCCGCGGTGGCGACCTTGTCGTAAGCGTCAGCGGCTTCCGCAAGCGCTGCCGCCGCCTGCGCTTCGCTAATTCTTCCAGCACCGACAAGCAGATTTACTTCTTGCTGAACCTGCTTGTACCGCAGCCCAGCCGCGTACACCTTGTCGTAGGTCTGCGCTAAGCCTTCGACCTTTGTCTCGTAAGCCGCGACCTCGGTTAGGAACTCGGCATAGGATGGCGGAACCGCGCCCTTTAAGGCTCTCGACGCATTGCCAGCCGCCGTCGCTACGTCGTCGTAAGCCTTCGTCGCGGCTGCAAGAGACACCGCGGCCTGGTCGGCGGTGAGTTCGCCGGCTCTCAGGAGTAAGTTAATCTCCTTCTGGGCCTGGCCGAACTTCAGTCCAGCGGCGTACACCGTGTCATATATCGGTTTGATCCGCGCAATCTCTGCGACATACGCAGCAATGTGCTCAGAAGATTGCTGAACAGTCTCACCATATGCTTTTGTCGCATCCGCAGCTTTATTCGCAGCAGCGATTTCTAGATTATATTTATCAATCACCAACTGCTTGACAGCCGAGGATTGCGCTTCGTCAAGCTGCAATTCCCTGGTGAAGCGCGCGACCCTGTCCAGGCCGTTCGCTAACTTAAGCGCCGCCCCCGACGCCTTGTCTTGCGCACCAACAAATTTGGCGAACTCGTTAGTTGTCGTCCGTATTGCCCTGGTGACTCTTTCATTGGTGGCGGCGTTCTCGTTGCTGGCACCCGTCGCTTTTTGCGTCGACGTCGTCAGTTTCTTTGTCGTCGCGTCAAGCAACGCAGCCGCAGCTTCAGCGTCAGTGAGCTGCTCACGCCCCTGAACCAGTAGTTTGACGACTAAGGTGTCAACTAAAGCCACCGCTCACCGCGCTCCATTCTCAACGACGCCTTGGCAAAATCGGCCCGCGTAAAGCACCATTGCCGCCGCCCATCCGAGGCTGTGGTTTCGGTGTTCGATTTTCGGTTTCCGTTTTCTCGGCCTGGACACTGGCGCGCAGCATCCCGAGCTGTACCAACGTCCGCGATTCCCACGGCTCCAGCTCGCCGACCTGGCTCAGTGCCTGCCAGGATCGCAGCGCTTCCCAGGTGATGACCGGCGGGGCAAAGCCATTCGGGGCCAAGCCATACGAGATCTCTTGAAACCAGCCCCAGAGGTAATCGAGCAGATCGGGGAACTCGGGACCGCTATCGATTTCCGGCACTTTGACCGGCTGATCGCGGCGGCTGGCGGGTCGCAGCGCAGCAGGGATCTTGGCCCACTGCGCCGCACCAGAAACCAGATGGTCGCGCTCGGTCGACCCGTCTACGGTTTTGCGGCCCGCCCTGAACTCGGACTCGGCCCATTCGACGAGGTCGATGACGAGGCCCGCGTAAAATTTCCCCTATCAGCCGCAAACTCGTCGACTTGCTCCCTGATCCAAGTGACTTTGTCGTAGACCACCCGGGCGTTTTGCGCCGAGAACGGCAAGCCCAGCATCGAGCCGTCGAGCGCGACCAGCGACCAGCCGGCGGTCAATGCCACCAGAAGATCGGTCGCTTCCGCTTCCAACTCTTCCGGGGTCAACTTCCCCCTGCCTCGCATGTTCAACCGGCGGCGTTGGGTTTCCCGGTTATGCCGGCGGGCGATATCGGAGTCCGAGGAGTAAAGATCAACGTAGGCTTCCTCACCATTCGGCCCGCGGAGGGGCTGGCGGGTCTGGTAGTGAAGCAACGGCATTCGCTGCGGCTTTTCCACGTCGAGAGATAGCGCACTTAGCGCAGCGTCGATATCAGTCATAGGTGGCGGTCCTTCTGAGGGAAAGGCGCGCTTCGCAGCGGGCCGTTTTGGCGGGAAAAAGGGGACGCACCACCCGCCAGCGGCACGTCCCCCGGTAGCGCTACCATCCGCTTACGCGGACAGCCTCCTGTGGCGGCAGGAATGGTGACGAAAGACGGTTAGACCGCCTCGGTGTCGGTCATCATAATTGTGGTTTGCGGGACACCGACGGCGTTGCCCACATACTTCAACGCCGTGAAGGGCATCGTGAGCGTCTGCGCGCCCAAGCCGGTTACCGCGACGTCGGCGTCGGAGAACTTCACCCGCGGCAGGTAAATCGAAGTCGCCGCCGAACCTGGGTCGTTGGTCGTGGTCAGATACGCCAGGATATCCACCTCGTCTTCGTCGAGGAAATTCCTGACGAGGTCGAGGTCTTCCAGCATCGCAGTGACCTGTCCCGTGACCGCCGCGCTACCCAAAAACACTTCCGGCACGAAGTCCTGGCCCACGACCGCATCGGAACTGGGCGACAGCTCCATAGAGATATCAAGCCCGGTGACGACGCCGACCACGCTGCCGTTAACCCTCAACATGCCATTGACCGCGGCGAAAATGCCGGTGGTCGTCTCGGGGTCGGGCGAAGTGAAGAACGGTGCCGGAACGCTTGTCCCGGCATCGAAGACCTCCATGTCGCGACCCATCATCGTAAATTCGATGGTCGCCAAGCCCGACGCAGGCAAGCCAAGCTTGAACCCGCCGACCCGCACCTCGGTGAACAGACGGCTGACCCCGATATCTTCATGGAATGTCTCGATCGCGAACTTACGAGAGACGAACCCGCTGGATGGGATGATCAGGTTCGACCCGATTGTGTGGAGCGAGAAGGTCAGGCCGGCGGCCATCGTGGCTGGCGCAGGAAAGACCTTTACCGTGCTGTTGGTGACGCCACTAAAACCGACAGCGATGAAGTTGACGCCATTATTCGCCGCGCCGCCGCCGCTCAGCCCACCGAGCCGGAAGATGCTGCCAACGTGAAGCCCGAGCGCGACCGGATCGCCCCCGCCAAAATCCAGCGTCGACGCCGACGCATCAGCCGTGACGCTGGTCAGTTGCGCCTCGGTCAGCGATACCCCGGGCGTGGCGGTCCCGCGCGTCGCCGCCTCAAAGAAGTCGAAGTACGTCGCGGGGCTGAACTCTCCGGTGATCCCCCCGGTAACGCGACGGGTGCCATGCCGGAAATCCACGATCTGCCGATCGGAACGGATTTCGGTCGCCTGGTAGGTGTCCTTCGCGAGTTTTAGGGTCGAGGTCACGCGGCGAAGAACTTGCGCGCCGACTTGACCAGGGTCGGTCGCCGACACCGGCTGGGTGTTGGACTCGATCGCACCGTTTGCGTAGGGGAGGTACGCTACCCGTGCGCTTACGCCTTCAGCTAGAGACATAGTGGGCACTCCATCAAAGGGAGGGGCGCGTCTCACGACGGGCCGATTCGCCTTGCCCAAGGGCGTTTGAGTTAACCTCGCGCGGGCTTCACGCGAGGGTTAGGATGGGTGCGGCTGTGCGGGAGTGGCTCCCCAATTAAGCGCACAGACCGAGCGGGTTAGGAGCGCCGCGGCTCGGGCTGCGATCAGCCGATCAAGTCGAAAAACAGATCTACTTCGGCGGTCGCCCAGAAATAGTTGGTCACTTCCGATGGCAGGCCGATCGGCTTCAACATCGAACCGTCCCCCCCGGGATAGACCGTAGCCGTCGAGCAGGACACGTCAGCGTCGCGGTAGGAACGAAACAGCGATGCTGCCGTCTCGGCATAATCCGTCGCTGGAGCCAGCCCCCAGCCCCTCGGCACGAACACCCAGATGTCGAGACGTGCCGGGTTGCGGTATCGATTGCGATATCGACCGCCGCCGAACGAGGCCAGCTCGCCAGGCTCGGCCAAAAACTCGGTGTAGAGAAACGGTGCCGGCGTATCAGGTAGCGTGACGTTGCCCGCGCTGTCCTCGTCCTCGTTCTGCCAGCGCAATGGCGGCAGCGAATTCGCGGCTTCCAATCGCGCTCGCAAGATCGCGTAGGCTTGGCTGACCGTGGTCATAGCGGCTCGAAAAAGATGGCCGGCGCACGCACTTCAGTGCCGGCGATCTGCCTGCGCTTGCGCAGCGCGCCACCCTTGGCGATGTAATGGCTCGGCAACTTGCCCTTGATTTGATAGGCCTCGGGCATCGTGACGTAACCGTAGGCGATCCGCGCCGCGTTGGCGTATCGAGCGCCCAGCTTCTTGGCGACCCGCTCGTAGATGTGGTTCGGCACACTGATCAGGAAGTCGCGACCGCTCTCGGTTTTGCCGACCTCCAATCGGCGGGCATAGACCACCGGATTGGCGATATAGACGTCCTGGCCGATCGTTACCGGGGTGTTGTCCGGTGCCGGGCGTCCGTCGATGTACAACGAGTGGGAGTTCTTGTAGCGCCCCGAGTCGGCGGGTGAAGCGGCACGCAGCTCCTTCAGGAACTCCGAGATCATCTCTTGCAGATAGGTGTACTTGAAGACGATCGTTTGCTTGGCGTTGTCGATCGGTCCACCCGGCGGGTTATCGCCGACGCCCGTCCAGCTCGGCTTAAAGCCCGTCCGCTTCTGCTGCTCGTCGAGAACCTTCATGTTCTCGAGCTTCGCCTGCGAAACGAAAATCTGGCGGGCTTGCTCGTCGACCTGCTTCGCGACGATGGGGATCGTGCGCAGGAACGCGGTGAGCGCCACGACGCTATCCCTTCACCCGCAAATTGTACGCGATCAGCTCGGTCCCGACGCTCCGGGTGGCGTTGTCAGGGAAGCTGATGGTGAATTCTTTGCCCTGGAAGACCACCTTGTCCGACCCGGTGAGCGGCAGCGGGAACCCGGCGTTCTCCAGATCCTCGACCAGCACGACCGCGTGATAGACCAGCTCCTTCAGCTCACCGACCAACGGCTCCTGGCGCAGAGGATCGGCTCGGATCCAGGCTCGGCACTGCGCCTCGGTCACGGTGCGATCTGGCCCGGCCTTGCCGGTGTATCGGCGGATCGCGACGCTGTTGGTGAGAAAGCGTCGGTAGACCGATTTGGCGTACTCCGGGGTCATACGGTCCAGCGCTTGTAAGGGCTGAGCCAGCTACGAACCCCCGCGGGCGGCCCATCGGAGGTCGCCCCGGCGCCAGAATTCGGGTCGCCATACTGGACCGTGAGGACGTCGAAGACCGCTTCGGAACGGATCGAAGGATCGCGCCCACGCATGAGCCCACGAGCCGTCAGCCAGTCGTTCGCC